TTCCACTACGCACTTTTCTACTGACTACATCGAGAAGCTTTCCGATGCTATCGGCTACATTGCTGAGAAGCTAGCAGAGGACAGCAAGAAGGAAGCTGCTACTGGCCATCAGCAGAAGCCAGGTGAAGGTCCGGGCGCTCTACATGTCATGCAGGCTACGTCCAGCATGAGGAACGTGGATGCTGGTGAGCAGGGTCAAGCTAAGACTCAGCTGCCGGTTAACCCCGGTACAAAGAAGCTACCTGGGCAGAAGCAAGATCCAGGTACAGCGATGGAGACCAACGTGCACATGCAACATGGCGAGCAGCCTGTTGACCCGTGGCACAATGAGAAGGCCAAGCTATCAGAAGCTGCTGACCAATCGCTGGTAGAGCGTCTGAAGAAGCTTGCTGCTGGACTGCCTGGCGCTCCTACATTTGCTGGACGTGCCGGTGGTGTGAGCTCGGCTCTAGTTAAGCCCACAGGAGCTCAGTGGGCTCCAGGTCATAGCGCAGCTGGCAGAGATCCCTTCCATGGAATGGCTCTACCGAAGTCGCCGATACCTGCCCCACCAGCACATGTTTACCAGGCTGCTGGTATGGCTCAGCCAAAGGTGGCGGCAGCTCCTGTCGCTCTTCTTCGCAAGCTAGCTGGTGAGGATGAAGCTCCGGCTACCATCAGTGCTGGTCCAGCAGTACCTCCTGACGCCAGCTCTGCTGAGCAGGGTGTCCCTGTGCAGCCTTCTGACGTCAATCGTCAGACCAATATGGTTGACTCTAATATGTCGGCCATTAACTACACCAAGGGGCAGGCCAAGGCAGATCCCAAGACTGACGTGAACAAGGTCCTCGTCGAGAAGGCTCTTTCGTCGGCTACTGACAAGACACTTGAACGTGCCTTCGCCCATACGGGACAGGCTGGTGTGAAGATCTCTGCCGCTGATACTTCTGATGCGTCTATTAAGGTAGCTGCAGCTCGTGCACTACTCTCTAAGATCGCATCGGAAGTAGACGACAAGCGTAAGAACAATAAAGAGAAGGACTCCGCCTTTGGAGGTCCTACACCACAGGCAGCTACTGGTGTTAATGCTGCCTCTATGGGTTCCTAGGCATCCTGAGTGTAGAATACTAAGGACTACTTCATGGAAAAGCTAAGTAACGAAAAGATCTCTCAGGTTCTACAGGACACTCAAGTTGTTCTGATGAGCGTCGCGGCCGAGCGTGACTCTGCTGTTGAGAAGCTTGCTCATCTAGAGCGGCGTCTTGATGCCGAGAAGCTTGCTGCCATGATGCACCACAAGGGTCTGGAGACAGACACAGATTTTGCTTCGCTAGCTGACCATCTTGAGAAAGAGGCAGAGCGGGGCAAATTCGAAGTAATCAAACAAGCGGTTGAGATGGTCGGTCCCAACATGGGATTTAAGACCGCAAGTGTTCACCACGACTCGGTGACCCAAGGAGCCGGACATACCGACTTCGAAAGGTTCCTAGTCGGGGACGTAGGCTGACCAAGGATTCAGGAGGATATTCATGAGCACCGTGCAGCGAATCAATTTTGAACCGGTCAGTGACATACTACCGGTTCAGCGTAGGGACTTCCCACTTAACGATCCGACCCTAGCTGACCCACTGAACTCAGTGGCGCTAGTGGATGGTGAGTGGGCAACCATCAACAGCGCCTATAAGCTAGTGCGTGGCAGCGATGTCACGGCCACTGGTGACCCGGCGCTCATCAAGACCTTCCCGGTTTTCATGGAGCGTGGTCGTTACGATGTGCAGGCGATGTCACAGCGTAAGACGATGATCCTCTGGCGTGGAGATTACGAGTTCGATACTCGTATCTTTGATGCCTCGGTGACAATTGGCGGAGGAGCTCCTATTACTACGGTTATGCAGCCACTCAAGGTTGCGACCATTGTGATTGGCGCCCGTAAGTTCACCGGGCTAGTTGGCCATGGTGGAGCTGCGGATACTAACCCCGTTGTAGGCTTCGTTTCTCGGCTACCCGCCAGCAACGGTGGCAAGCTTCGGTTCATCAACGGTAGCCGGGTCTAATCCCGAGCTCTGACAAGGATTAGGAGAAGAACAAATGAGCGTCCCGGCACGTATGCTGAATGAGCTCTTTACCCAGAAGCTTTCATCGGCTGAGGGTAAGGAAAAGATCGCGGAGTATGGTGGCTCGTACATTCGAGACCGTCTTCGTGAGGTTAGCTTTGCGCGGAAGATCCTTCCGCCTGAGCAGGTCACACGGGCGGATTGCCAGCGGTCGGTTAATCACGACACGCTAGTGAAGATCGTCGATGTTGAGCCGAAGAGCCGAGCGATGTCGATCACGTTCCGTGGACAGCCCACGGCACGGTTCATTCGCGGGGCGAAGGCCGAGATCGCGTTCTACACGATCAGCTCTGAGATCTTCCAGAAGACAGAGCAGGAGCTTCTCGCCTACGAGATGCCCATCACCAAGATTATCGAGGAGAACTCGGTAAAGGATATCCAGGAGATTGAGGACCGTGAGTTCCTCATCCACATTGAGGCGGCCTGCCAGGCGCTACAGACAGAGGCCAACGGTGGCGTGTCTACGGCGCTCAACTGGACGAACATCAATGCGGCTTCCGTGGTCGAGTTCTCGATCATCAAGGGTGAGCTAGCTCGTACGGCTGGCGTCGATGACGCCACTGTCCGTCCGATCCAGCGCCCGGATGTGGTCAACCTGTTCAAGCTTCTTGACGGGAACCGTCTCCGTGCCGAGCGCATCCTCATGACGGAGGTCGACTGGGACGACATCCTTCAGTGGACCCTTGAGGACTTCGGTGATCGCATGCAGTCCGAGACTGCAGTTGACGGCTACAAGTACAACACGCTGCTCGGTCGTCCGTACATCCGTACGATCAAGACGGACATCCTCCGTCGCGGCAACGTGTACGTGTTCACGCGTCCTGAGTTCTTCGGTAAGTTCTACGTGCTTAACAACACGAAGTTCTACATCGACAAGATCGCGAACACGATCACCTTCCAGGCCTGGGAAGACATTGGTATGGGCATCATCAACATCGCGTCTGTTCGTAAGCTAGAGCTCTACTCTGGTGACGCGAACCCGACGACGAATGCTGACTCGCTGCTCGCCAACTTCATCCCAACGGATGAGGACCAGCTCGGCGCGGTGAACAACCGTGTTGACCAGGGCCTCAAGTTCCCGCAGGTCAGCCAGTTCTGATCTGAGAGAACAAGAACACTGTACTCTGTACAGTGGACTGCTCGAAGGGCGTCGGAGCCGGATGGCCCGGCGCCCTTCAAGTTTAAAGTGACCAAGATTTCCTTCCACTCGGAGAAAAAAACAAATGACTACTGGATCTGGATTGTTTAGCACGCAGCAAGCCCGCCTAGCCCATCTCGTGAGGGGCGCTGGTGGTTTACCTGGTGAGATAGCGGACGTTCGTAATGACGTACTGGTCACCTTGGCTCCTTTGGCTGCCATAGGGGTTGAGGAGTTCACCAACGCGGCAGCGGCTGGTGCTGCTGACCTTGCGGCTGCGGCTGCTACAACCGTGGCACCTCAGACGGTCTCGACGTTCCTGGCACCTGGTATCGCCAAGTTGGCGGCGTTCCCCCGCAACATCACCCTGACGACGGCTGGGGTAACCCCTGCTGATGCACCGGCCACCGCCGTGGTGACTGGTACCTACCGTGGTAAGGCCCAGACCGAGACCATCACGGTGGCTCAGACCGCTACTATCGCGACTGGCGTCAAGCCGTTCTCGACGATCGCGAGTGTGGTCTATGCCGCTGCCGATGGTACTGCCGCGACGATCTCCATCGGTGTTGGAGCTGGTCTTGGTGTATCAGAGGTTCCTAAGAGCAGGGCTGGCTTGGTTGCTCCTATCCGTGAGATTGCTGTCGGTGTGGTTGTGACCACCGGTACCCTAACCACTGCTGGTCTTTACACCCCGGCGGCTGCGCCAGATGGTGTCAAGGACTACGCGGTGTACTACGAGTACGACGGGGCCCTCTGAGTTTACCTAGCTAATACAGGAGAGAAGTGATGGCAGAATACCTATTGGTCAGTATGACCAAGTCCAGGCACACCAGACTACAGCGTATGAAGGCTGCACAGCACCACTCTGCTGTACAGAAGATGGCTGGTGGCAAGTTCCTCGTAAAGCCCAGTAGGACTCTGCAGATCACAGAGGCCAACCTGTTGCTACACCTGGCGGAGTTCAAGCAGGCTGTCGCTGACGGCCGCCTCCAGGTGTTGACGGTTGTTGGTAGGCGGGTCGTAGATCTAACTAATCTACAGCCCGCCCCACTCACCCCCACTCTACCCCTCCCCAACCCACCTCTCGATACAGCGGCTACTGATACGCCGTCTGGTGAGAAGATGCGGCCATACCTGACTGGTAAGGCCCTGGATGAGGCCTCGGTGATCCCTTCTGTCATTGCTGCTCTAGCTAAGGAAGAAGCAGACGAGAAGGATGACGACGAAGAGACCGAAGAGACCGACGAGCCTGACGATGTGCCGTTAGACCCGGCTACCCTTCGGCGTAATACAAGGAAGTAACACTCGTGGCCCTTCAGGGTATTACAGGTATGAGCGCCACCATGCAGGACTTTGTCCAGATGGTGCGCTTGTACATACGGGACTTTCCTGAACTGAATCGAATCATCGCTGGTGAAGAGTCCAGCGATCGTATGATTGCTTGGGCTGTCCTGGATGCCATGTCGGACTTCAACGGTACGCCCCCACTGGGGAGTATCAGCCTAGAAGATCTACTCCAAAGGCAACAGCACCACCTGCTCCTACGCATGACGGTGGAATCACTGATAGAATCAGTGGGTCTACTTCAGACGCGTAATCACATCAACTACTCCAACGGTGGCATCAACGTAGGCGTTAACGACAAGACTCCATTACTCATGAACTGGCTGCAGTATTTCAAGTCGACTACTGAACAGCAGAAGCAGAGAGTAAAAGTTGCCATGAACATAGAGCAGATCTTGGGTCCCAATAACCCAGGTGTGCACAGTGAGCTCTGGGCAGTTAACGCAACCTACCTCAGTTACTAAAGGTCTATATGCCCAAGATAGTTATCCGTAAGGCCTCTAAGAACATTCGTGACGTAGAGCTACTGCTTCAGGGCGGAGTTACCGGTGGTGCTGGGTTACCTGCCCTAGGTATCTATGGGTTGGATGGGCTGACACTGAAGTTTCTGAGCCCGTCAGTGACTACGGTTACCCTAGATACGAATCCTGAGGGTGCCCAGCAACTGCTGTCCCCAAAGGAGATCAAGACTCAGATAGAAGCAGCGGTGGCCACTGTCCGCGTGAGCTTCATAGCCGATGGTAATACTAACCGTATGTCTATAGTTGAGGTAACACCCACATCAGGTGTCTCACTAGACAAGACAGGTACGGCCAACGCAGCGCTGGGGTTCACCACAGCTGTGAACACCGTGGGTGTTAAGTATGGTCTTGCTGCAGCCCCTAGGTTGGTACAGATGCTGCCCACCGATGATGGTTTTCTAGTTATCACGGAGGAGTGATATGAACGCTTTTGACCGGCTCAGTTACTCTATCCCACTGGCTGATGCTTCTTCTTTTTTCATCAAGTTGAAGACAGCAGCGGTTACAGACCCGCCTGACGAGACTGGTATGCTTGAGGGCGAGTTCGAAGCCCCAGTAGAAGAAGTCATAGGGGTCATGAAAGAGCTCGTTGAGAACGAGTTCAAGACCATGATGGCTTACCACGTCTATGCTAATAGCCTTCGTGATCTGGCTCACAGCAGTATTGCTGAAGAGTTTGAGGAGCACGCTGAGAAGGAACTAGAGCATGCGAATTATCTTCTTCGCCGCATGTCTGTACTTGGTGGGCCGATTCAGATCGGGGAGATAGAGCCACCTCCTGCCTCCTCTGAGGCTACTGACATCATCCAGACAATGATTCGGTACGAGCAAGAGGGTATTGCCAAGTGGAAGATTCTCCACTCCATGATGGGGGAGAACCCATCTAAGTACGACATCGAGCAGTTCCTCACCAATGAGCTTCATCATCTTGATGAGCTCTGGCAGCTACTGCCGCAAGAGGCTCACCAGCCGGTACTACATGGTAAGGCCCTCCCAGGTATGCCAGGTGACCCAATGGCTCAGCCACTGGCAGCACCAGTTGAGCCAGCTAGCACTGAAAGTATTCCTGCGCCTACTGATCAGGCGGGTAAGACAGCTGCTAGTATAGATTGGGCAGATAAGAAGTTAGTAGCTGCTGCTGACAAGGTGTTTAAGCGTACTGGTAAGAAACCCTATACGTTAAACATGGCGGAAGACGCCTCCAAATTAACAGGCTCGTTGAAAGCGCAGCATACTCAGGCGGGTAAGACTCATCGTACGTCATCTCCACATAATCGTTCGGCTATTCGTGCACAAGTAAAAGAGATACGTGAGAAGAGCGCAGCTGCTGTCAAGATGCGCTTTAGTTTAGCGCTCCATAAGCTGGCTGATGGTGAGATTGGTGGAGCAGCTACTGAGGGTGCGCAGATGTCTGCGCCCACACCGGCTAAGACGATGCCCACAAACTACCTGGCAGCAGAGCAGATAGCTCAGCAGGCCCAGAATATGAACGAGTCTACGTTCTACCGCCAGCAACTAGAGACGCAGAAGCTGCAGGCTCAGGCAGCTCAGCAGCAGGCAGAGCAGCAAGCTCAGCAGCTATCTGAGATGCAGAATCAGGTAGCTATCAGTGGTACTGAGGCTCAGGCGGCATCACAGCAGGCGTTGCAGTCTCAGCAGGAGGCTACTCAGTCAGCTCAGATGTCAGCCAACATGCGGCTAGGGCTAGAGCGTATGAGGACCCAGCTTATGGATCTGGCTGCTCAAGATCCGGCTACTCCTCAGACCCCAGTACAGGGACAATCCATGCAGCAACAGCAGGTTGACCAGGCTGCTGCAGCTGGTGACCCTAATGCTGTCGCTCAGCAACAGGCTAACCAGGGCATGGCTCTAGACCCAGGCACAGCTCAGTCCGGTGTTGATAGCGGCATCGGTGGTGAGAGCTCTGGTGGTACTGGTGGTTCGCAAGGACCAGCTGTAGCTGCTGAAGGCGCACAAGGAGCTCCAGGTGCAGCTCCACCAGCTGGTGCAGCTCCACAGAATGCCAACGCTACCGGCACTCCGCCTACGGCAGCTACGACAACGCCAGCTACTAACCTCAGCGTCAAAGTAGGCTCTGCTCTTACAGAAGCAGCCAGAGACAAGATCAAGACTAAGAACTTTGCGCTCTCTGCAAAGCAGTCAGATACCGGTGCACCTAAGTACCCGATTGAAGATCGCCGTCACGCAGCCAATGCCCTTAGCCGTGTAGGTCAATTCGGTTCTCCTAAGGAGAAGGCTGAGGTTTACAAGGACGTGGCCAGGAAGTACCCAGACCTTGCTCGGCACAGTGATATACCAGCAGTGAAGGCAAAGGCTAAGCACGCTAGTAAGTACCCCGCTGGTTACCCCAAGTTTCTTAAGAGGTATAGTGAGGGGCTAACCGGTGAGAAGGTACGCGATCTAAAGGGTACACGGGACACGGTTAAGAACAAGCTAGAGAAATCCCACGTACTAAAGACTAGAGGTGGTACTGCAGCAGCTGTAGTTGCGCCTATTGTTGGGAAGAAGCTACACGATAAGCGTAAGGCGAATAACGACAAGCTCGCTGGTGTAGCGGGTGCTATCGGTGGAGCAGCTCTTGGTGGTATGGGTGGCTTACTAGAAGCCCACACGGCTAACCCAGAAGCCATGAATCAACGCGTT